TTTACACCAAATTGTTTTTCAATTTGATTTACCATGTCCTTAGCAAGCATATCTTTTTCTAAACTAACTTGATACTTGCTTCTTTTATCTAAAGACATTCCATCTTGAGCATAAGCATTTACAGTAAAAATCCTGTCGGCCATACCGTTAACTACAATGTCCACAAACTTTGGAATAATAGGTACTGGAGTCCAGTCTAAATTAAGGTAACTTAAATCTCCATCTACAGCTAATTCGTTCTTGTATTTTTGTATAGATTGCTCTCCTCTAGCATAAAGTCTTAATCTATGAAAATCAGCCCATTGATTATAAAATCTACTTTGTCCACCATCTTTTCTAAACCATTCATATTGAATAGCCTGTCCTATTTGTAATCCAAAATTAAGTGATGCTTTTTCTGCATCAGAAACAAATTGACTTGGAAATCCTGTAGAGTTAATATTTATTTTTACGTCCTTCATTTATCTTAAAATTTGGCTATAACTTCCTTTATTATCATACTTAGCAAAGTTAAGTTTTATTTTTGATTTTGTTTTTAAAGGTTGGTATAGTGTTTTTTGACAAGCCATTATAGCTAATCCAGAACTAATTGAAGCATCAAATTTTGTTCTATTATTAATATTAAATCTAGCCCAATCTTCTAAAGTCCTAGTAAAATACATAGAACCTATTACATCACGATCTCTATAACTTTCTTCTAAATCAAATCCCACATGTTTTTCTATATAAGATTCTATTGCTGCTGCATGTGCTTGTTTTATATCTTCAGAACTATTAGGCATACCCCCTAATTCTTTTTCTGTTATAGAAAGTTTATTATATGGTTTGTCAGGTCTATTGATACTATATTTCCTATAACCCCTATTCTTAAAATGATATAACAATCTAGGTTTGTTATTTTCTATAAGTATAGGCATTCCATAAAAAACACAAGCCATTAACACATCTTCAAAAAACATTTCTGCCGTTTGAGGCCTAGCCACATATTCTAAAAAAAACTCATTAACAGGAGCTTCATCCATGTGAAACTTTGTTAGTCCATGCAATGCTCCATTAGATGCTCCACCTCCTACAGTACCTGATATATCATAACTATCACAACCAAACGCACCAATGTGTTCATTCCCTGGTAATTTTAAGCCGTTTCTTGTATTGTAATTATTTTGTAGTTGTTTATTTGGAGTCCATGATATTAAAAATCTACCCTTTTGATTAGGACTAAATATAACTTGAGTATCTTTTATCCCATCTTTCCAAGAAAAAGAACCTCTTGTTAGAAATCTATCTTTTATTAAGGAATCATTGTAATCTATTTGTTGATATATTTTAGTTAAATTAAATAAAGACTGCTTGCTTTCATCTCTAAAAGCATGTGATTCTGTTCTAGGAAATTGCCTATAAAATTCATTTAATGCATCAGGGTCATTCTTTAAGCTATCTACTTCAGCCTCCCAATAATCAACAGCGCCTTGTTTTATGTATTCTCCATCTATACCCATTATTGGATTTTTTGGAGTTTTAAATATAGGCATTCCATATCTATCTATAAAACCTTCCATGTTATATTCCATTGGAATAAACAAACTATACAAACCACTCTTAGTTTGTCCATTACGGTTTCTGTTATTAACTTTAGAATCAAAATATAATTTCTTACCATTATCTCCACCTTTTTCTAATGCATTAGCAGTAGAACCCATCATACATTTTCCAATAACTTTACTACCTAAACGCAAACACGTTTTTGTAACCCTCCAATTGTTTAGTATGTTATTAGGTTTTTCCCATTTTTTTGATTCATCATGAATAAGTAGTTTTAATTTTTCTCCATCATAGCTGTTGTCTCCTGTGTTTCTCCAGTCAATAGAAGTATCTAAGCCTTCTACAGTATTTTCATCCTCCTGATACATGTTCTTTTTTGTAATCTTAGATGCAGGAACTCTAAACGCTAGTTCTGTCTTAGGCTTATCCATACCATCTTGCACAGGTTTAAAAAAGAAAGGGTAATTATTTACAATTGGAACAACTTTATCTGTAAACATTTTTTTAGCATCAGATCCTGTCTTAGACAAAATACCTATCCTAGCATCTTTACTTATTGTCCCTATGTTACTAGCTTCTTCACTAGCCATATAAGAAAATCCTGAACGTCTTATTTTTAAATAATCTTGCCCAAAACTTCTTTTGTCAGCCTTACAAGCTTCCCAATGGTAATAAAAAACTTTATTTGCATCTCTATAATCTGGAAGACCAATATCTATCTTTGTCCATTGAATATACATATAGTGAGAACCCGTAATATAAGTAGGAACACCATTATTCATGAACCAAAAACCTTCTTCTCTTCTATCAAATTCTTGTTCAATATAATCTACCCACTCGTCCTTAAATGATGAAGGAGCTGCATGCCATTGGAATATAGATTTTATTTTTTGTAAGTTTTTCGGATACTCAAAAGACTCCCAATATTGTTCAGATTTCTTTTTACTTCTTGAATGTATTTTTTTAGGTGGCTTTGGAAGTGCTATTCTTATTCCGCTTATTTCTATAATGTCTTGAATTTCTCCAGTTTTTGAAATAACTACAAAGTCGTATTTTTCATTATAACCATAATCCCAAGCTTTAGCCTTGTTTTTATTAACTATAACAGTTTTAGGTAAGAAATTAGTTAATTCCTTTATTAAACTATTTTGATCTTCGTTCTGCAAATCCCTGTGTTGGTTGTTTTTGGTTTGTAGTGTTTCCTTCTATCATATTTTTTTCTGCTTCTATTCTTGTAAGTATTTCAAAAGCATCAAATATGGCTAATTTTTTTGTAGCAGCAGCATTTTTTAATTTGTCTGCAGCAAGTTCATCATCTTCTCCATATTTTATTATATGTTCTTCTGCAACTTTAATTAATTGATTAACAGCTTTTTCACCAGCTTTTATAATCCTTAATTTTATTTCATCTACATCCATATTATAAAGATAAAGTTATTTGATGGTCAAACATTCTGTATAATTTTTCTCCATCTACCACAAACTCATATTCACTTTCTGGTTTAAAAGAAATCTTGTCGCCTTTATTAATTCCCTTACTGATTAAGTATTTATTAGAATACTTTACTAAACCCATTAAGGGTTCTTCTTCTTCATGACTTTTTAAATAATAACTTTTTTTAGGTATTGGTTTTATCATACAATATTTAGAATGTGCATTCCAAACATCATTATGTTTATACATAAAAAACTGATCGTTATCTATAAAAAATAAATCATCTTTAAAAAAACTTTTTCCACTTTTTTCTTTTCCTTTCATATCATTATAATATTTAAAAACATTATGATGAACTAAAAGCATGTCTCCTATTTCTATAGGACCAGAGTAGTTTATTGGAGTTTCTACCACTACTGCATATCGGTTAGATGCGATATGGTCTTCCTTTGATGTACTGGTAATAAAATCTATATTACCTATTTTTTTAGTGTTATCGTATCTCCTATTGTCTTTAGGTTTTACTATAAAATAAAAAGGTGATTTCATTCAAAATATATATTATATTCAATTGAAACAGGAATAGAAGAATTAAATTCTTTCCAAAGAAATATTTCTCCCTTTTTGTTTTCAATAAAAATAGTTAGTGATTGCTTTGATTCATTTTTTTTAATTAAATGAATTACATGTGTACCACCAAATATTTCTTGATTTAGAATATAATGCATGGCTCCTGATTTATAATCAGCGCCTATTGATATTTTTCTTATTTGTTCCATTTAATTTAATTTACAACAAATATAAGCAAAAAAAAATACCCCCGAATAAACAGAGGTACTTTGTAATGTTAGACTGCTATTTATTAGTAAAGAATTACGCTTGTCATAGCCCCGTTTATACCAAGTAATTGGTCATCTGCTTCAACTCCTGCTGGGGTGTATGTTCTAAAAAGGAACTCTTTATAGTTTACTCCTGCTATTGACCCAAGAGTAAAAGTATACACTCTAGCCACGTTATCTCCAAACATTACAGCTAATTTAGTTGCGTCTGTTGGAACTGTACTTTGAGTCCAATTTACTGCAAGCCTATAAGTTCCCACTGCATTTCTAGAAAATGTTATATCCCTAAATGCGGTAGGAGTGGTTACTCGGTCTCCTACAAATAATGTAGATGTTTGTGAGGTTGCAATCACTGGAACAGAAGTACCGTTCTGAATTATCTGACCTACCCATTCTGAAGGCCCAGTTGTTGGTGTGATATCACTTAGTAGCGCTATAGTTCCATTGTTATCAGGAAACAGAAAATTTCTTGATGTTGTTATCTGACTAACATCCAGGGAAGCACTTAATACGTTTCCATTAAAAACATTTATTCCTGCCGAGCCCCTAAAATCAAAAACATCTGAAACTTCTAATGTTAATCCATCTCCACTTACAACATCAACACCACTTTCACCTGTAATTTCTAATTGGTCAGCAACCCCTGGGTTTTTTACTTTTATTGTATTACCTGGAATTTCAATAAGTATTTTATCAACCTGTAATTCTGGCGTAATAACCTCTGAGCTAAATGTAGCAGGATTCCCAACAGTTAATGTGTTTTGAATATCTACATTTCCAAATGTTGCATTTCCAGTAACACCTAAAGTACCTGAAGCTGTTACAGAACCTAATGTTGTAACACCATCCACATTTAAATCTTGATCTACATTTAAATTAGCTTGAATTAAAGCTCCACCATCTATATCAAGCGATGTTCCTTTAATTTCTCCATTAACTTCTAGTGCTGATGTTGGATTATTAACATTTATTCCTACATTCCCGTCAACTGTGATGTTTTGATCTACCTGAAGATTTCCCTGAATTAAAGCATTTGATTGTATATCAAGTAATGTCCCTACAATTTCTCCACTAACTTCTAGTGCTGATGTTGGGGCAAGTACATTTATACCTACTGCTGTTGCGGTTGATGTTATAATACTGTTAGTTAGTGTAGTGGAAGCTCCTACTCCACTCCATTTTGCAACCTGATTGCCTGTACCGTTTCCTGCTATTGATGTAGTATTATCTACTTTTTGCCAAAACGCTGCACCACCACCTGCTGGTACTATGTATATAGCCCAATCACCTACGGCCCAACTTGTAATTCCACTTAAGTTTGTATTACCAGCTACTTCTACTATCCAAAAATCTCCGTTACTAGGAGTAGCGGTAGAAAGGTCAGGAATGTCTGTTGTCGCATTCCATAGTTCTTGAAATTGTAATCCTGTTACTATATCACCCAATAAGTCTTGAACGAATGCTGTAGTAGCAAGTAAATTGTTGTCTGTTGTACTTGGCTGTGTTATTCCTGTGGTAGTTGTGTCTACCGTACCCACTAGGTTTCCTGTTAATGTAGTAGCCGCAACAGTTCCTGTAACTGTAGCACTTGATGCTGTAACAGAACCTGCTGTAACAGTTCCTGCTGAAAGTGCATCATCAATAGTCGCGTTTCCTTCAACCAAAATTGAACCAGTCTCAATAGATGTTGATTTTATCTGACCATCAACAGTTAAAGCGTCACCACTTGTACTTGAAGTACCAATACCTACATTACCTGCCTGGTAGTTTATTCCGTTTGTGTCTGGATTCCATGGCGTTGCACTTGGCAAATCTGATGTTAGTGCTATTGTACCCGAAGCGTTTGGAATAGCTATTGACCTAGTAGCAGTTGGGTTAAATGTTATTTCTGTTCTATTGCCTGCAAGTTTATTAAGACTTAATATATCTGAATTTACAGTTACTTTTTTATTAGCAACATCAACCTCTAATTTAGTTTTGTTAAGCGATCCGTCATAGTCTCCAACCTTAACAACAAGGTCTGCATCTCTCGTACCTTCAGACTTTATTCCCTGTGTGGTTATAGTTTTGTTTGTAGTGTTACCCGATGTGGTTACCTCTTGAAGTGTTGGTGCTGGAACATCGTTTATAAAGGTCTGTAGTCCTTCAACGGTAACGTTTTTAGTTGCGTTAGAAGGACTTCCATCTGCGTCACTAATAATTATTTTATCTGCCCCTTTTGGACTAACTACTGAGTATGTACTAATTTTTGCCATGGCTATTTTTTTATTATAACAAAGATACTATTTTTTATCTTTAAAGGTTTTCATTACTTTTTCGATGCCACGGCTCCCAAAGTAAAATATAGTCATAGTACCAAAGAGTGACTGTATCACAGGAACGTATGCCTTATCTATTGTAAATTCACCTAAATTTCCATCAAAGAATACACAGGCTAAAAACATTACAAACATGCACCCTGTCATTACAGGCCTTATAAGTCTTGTAACGGCATGCTCGTTATCCATAGCAAGCCTCTTTGTTACCTCAACCATTTCAATCATGTCGTTCTCCATTTCCTGAAGAAGAATACTTTTGTCTGGCTCACTAAGATTCTTGTCACCTCGTATAGCCGTCCCTAATAAGTTTAATTGCTTTATCCCTGTTATGTTACCAGCAAGGTCTAAAAGTTCAGGAGAAACGCTCTTACCCTGCTTCACTAGCCAACGAAGTGCGTTGCCTACGTTAGTACCCTTTCCATTATTTTTTCTTTTCTTGTCTTCCATGCTAGTATGTCCATATTACTTCCTGAGACTTATCAAAGTCGATGTCTACATGAATAAATGTATTACCAACTCCAATCCTTTGAAATCCTGTTTCCTGTAGTAAAAACACCAAGTGATATCTGTCTGATGAGTTATCGCACTTTATATCAACCGCAAGTCCATACATATGGCTTGACCCCTTTGATGTTTCAGTTTTAGGTTTCCCTCCAACTTTTGAATTATGTTTTTCCGTTCTATATCCACTGTTAATTACAATAGGATTACCAAACTTACCCCTGACATCGTCTAGCATCTCAATAATAGTTTCACTCATTAGGCTTCCGCTTCCTGGCTTGTCTGGAGAGTCAAATTCTGATGTTGTAAAGTATCTCATTTATTTTTTTTATAGTTGACGTATATTCTTTGTGCGGTGTATACTATTGATCCTATTAGTAATATTAACTTTAAGACCGCTTCTATTTTACTGAAAGATACAGCAAATGTAATGCTGTTAAGCAGGTATATTTTCAAGTCTGATATGGTCATTTTATTAAACATTCTTTGGTTTGTAATTCATTTGAACATCAATC